CAACGGATTATTCTCGACGCTTGCCAGTGAAATTGATCTGACAGATGACACGCTCATATCCGCTGCGAAAAGCGCAAATTCTTTTGGCAAGTTTATTGGCAGTCTTGGTGCGCAGATACTTGAGCTTGGCAAATTTATCTTTGATGGTGCGATAAAACCGATCTGGGATATTATTGGTGGGTTTGACCATTTAAAATTAATATCTGAAAGCGTCATTACTTTTATAAAGCTGTCTTTTCAGTCTTTAAAGGTTACAATTGATACTTTTTTGCTTGGCATAGCCAAGGGGTTAGACCTTCTAGACTCTGGTATTACTAATGCAAAAAAGAAACTTGGTTTTGATGCAGAGCGTAGCAGCTTTACAAAAGATTTTTTTGATGCGCAGAAGCTTTCTTTAGAAGATTCCGTAGCAGAACAAAAGAAACTTTTTTACGAATTAGGAAAAAACGTTTTAAACCAATCTGATTTTTTTTATTCACCTGACCGTGATGCCTTTATGAAGAGCCTTGAAAAGAGTAGCAGCATGGTCAAGGATACTACAGACAAGCTGAGTATTTTTGGCAAAGCAGGCGAAGATGCTGGCGATAAAGCCGCGCGCGGTCTTATCAAGACCAAAAACGCGGCTGATAATCTTAAAAAGTCAACGGAGAGCGCTAAAGAGTCGCAAAATTCGCTGTTCTCAAGCTTGATTGGTAATATTGGTGATACAAATTTTTCATTCAAAAGCCTTGGCGAAACGATTTTAAACAGCCTGACAAGCCGCGTCCAAAACCAAGGATTTGGTGGTTTTGGATCCTTTTTTAATGATATCGGCGGCATTTTTTCAGACATCTTCGGAGGCTTTCGCGCCGATGGTGGTGGTGTTGCCGCTGGCAAGGCCTATGTCGTAGGCGAGCGCGGGCCGGAATTGTTTATGCCGGGGCAGTCTGGATCTATTGTGCCGAATGGCGCGGTGATGTCTGGCGGCGGTGGAGCGTCGGTAAACGTTAATATCATTAATCAGGCAGGCGTTGACGTGCAGGCGCGGCCTTCTTCGAACGGACGTGATATCGAGATTATGATCCGCAACAGCATGCGCAGCATGATTGCCGGTGGCGGTGTGGATGATGTCATGCGCAATAGATTTGGCGCACGTCCTGTGCCGACGGGGCGTTAATCATGCCGACATGGCCTAATACACTGCCCAAGGCGTTGATCGAAGGTTACGCAGAAACGCCAGCCAATAATGTTTTGCGAACGCAGATGGACGTGGGGCCAGCCAAGACACGCAGACGCACGTTTGCAAATGTCAGGAATTTGACGATCAACCTGCTTTTGAGTAGCGCACAATGGACGGCACTGGATAACTTTTACGATGTTGAAACTTTGAGCGGTTCATTGCCGTTTGATATGCCGCATCCGCGCACAAATGTGACGGGTAATTTCAGGTTTGTTTCTCCGCCGCAACTATCTGCGCTGTCGAGTAATTATTTTAAAATTGCTGTCAGTCTGGAGCAACTGCCATGAGCCGTGCAGTATCTGCGACTACACGGTCATCGCTTTACGCGCAAAGCACGGGCGATGTCTATGTTATTTTGCTGGAGATAAGCCATGCGACACTGGGCACGCCAATCCGCGTGAATAACAGCGGTTCTGATATCGTTTCAAACGGGATCAGTTTTGTGGCTTTTCCGTTTGAAATAACACTGCCAAACGATGATGACGGTCAGATTAGTGCAAGACTGAGCATCGATAACACGGACAGGCAGATCGTGGCAGCGGTCAGACAGATGTCAAGCTATGCGGCTGTCAATATCAAGATCATCCGCGCGGATGCACCGGATACAGTCGAAGCGGAATTCCCTGATTTTCGCTTGTCGAATGTGAATTACGACGCCGCAACGGTGAGTGGTGATCTGACGATTGAAGATTTTACGCAAGAGCCTTTTCCGGCTGAGACGTTTTCTCCCGCAAAGTTCCCGGGGCTTTGATGCTGCCGGAATGGTGCATGCGGTACATTGGCCTGCCCTTTTTGGCGCATGGCCGTGATCAAAAGGGGCTGGATTGTTGGGGTTTAGTACGACTTGTGTACTTTAATGAATTTGGCATCGATTTGCCTGCTTTGAGTGGTGCTTATGAAGATACAGAGCGGCAATCGCACGGTGTTATCGCCAGTCTTTATCAGGACGAAGCACGGCAAAGATGGATGAAGGTCGAGGCTGATAAGGCTGGAACTGGCAACGTTGTTGTCTTGCGATTTGCGGGGCAGCCGGTGCATGTCGGAATTTATCTGGGCTGGAACAACATGCTGCACGTTATGCGCGGCACGGAAAGTTGTATCGAGCGTATCGATACGCCGCGCTGGAATAAAATAATCGAAGGGTTTTATCACTATGGGCGAAGCGATTGAGGTTAAAGACAGTCTGTTTCTGACTGTCATGCCTAGCCCGTTTACGCAAGAACGCATTACAAAAATAATTGCGGCAGGAAAGACGATTGCCGAAATTGTTTCATGTGAAATAAAAACGCCGTCGATATTTTCTTTCTGCCATGTCTATGTTGGCGGCCATTACGTGCCACAAAATATATGGCATGTCGTGCGTGTAAAAACCGCGCAGAATATCGTTCTGCGTATGGTGCCGCAGGGCGGTGGCGGTGGCGGAAAGAACCCATTGCGGAGTATTTTATCGCTCGCTTTGATGGCGGCGGCGCCGGGGATTGGTGCGGCATTTGCGGGTAGCCTTGGGATTGCTGGCGGTGGCGTATGGTTGGGCAGTACATTTATCGGTGCTGGCCAGATCCTTGGCGGTGTTGTCAGCATGGTTGGTCGCATGGCGATCAACGCCCTTGCCCCGCCGCCGCGTCAACGCGGTGCGCTGGCAACGGTCGCGGATAAGCCAACCCAGTTTATTCAGGGTGCCCGTAACCAGTCTTTGAAGTTCGGACGCATCCCCAAGGTTTTGGGACGCATGCGTATGGTGCCACCCTATGCGGCACGGCCATTCACGGAAACCGTGGGTGATGATCAATATGTGCGTATGTTGTTTTGCTTAGGCTATGGGCCGGTCGAAGTCAGTGATCTACGCTTTGGCGAGACGCCTTTGTCGCAGTTCAGTGACGTTGAAACGGTCATACGCCAAGGCTATGAGGATGATGAGGCGATCAGCCTTTATTCAGATGGAAATTCGATTGTTCAGAACGATTTGAATGTCTTGCTCAGCCAGACTGCCGGATGGCAGGTGCGGCGTACTGAAACAAATGTGAACGAGATATCGGTCGATATTACTTTTGCGAATGGCCTTGTGCAATTTGACAGCCAAGGCAATAAACAAAATATGACCGTGCAGGTCGAAGTGCAATATGCGCCTGCCGGAACAAACAACTGGAGTGCTGGCAGCGATACATTTTTAAGTGTTGCATCCACAGTCTCGCCCGCGCTGTCAAAGCCAGATGCCTTGAATGGTGCCCGTCGTGCGATTGTTCACCGCGTGTATCTTGATCCTTTTAATGGTGAAGTCGGGGTTGTGACTGGCGATATTACGCTGGATGGTCTGGAAGATTTAAGCATTCCTGCCTTGCCTGCGGATATGCTGGCCTGCGCACGCGTGGTGCGTTATTCCGATGATGCGGATGTGATTGATGCCGGTCGCATTACAGATGAGCGTGCAGCCAGCCTTGTGGGTAGCGTTTATCAGGCGTCAGGTGATTTCCTGCCAAGCACGTCCACGACAGCGCATGTCATTGATATTGATGCGGGGGGCTTAAAAAACGGCGGCTTGACTATAACAGCGCGTCAAACATCGGCTTTGCGCCGGTTCTTTCGTTTTAGCGTGGCGCAGGGTCAATATGACGTCCGCATCAGGCGTAAGACGACCGATACAGATACGACACAGATTTTTGACAAGGTTTACTGGACGGCATTACGGTCTATCCGTCATATCTCGCCGGTGCAAATGTCTGGGCTTGGTTTGATTGCCATTCGTATCAAGGCGACAGACCAGCTGAATGGTGCACCTGATCAATTTAACTGTATCGTGCAAAGTATTCTGCCCGATTGGGACGCTGATACCGAAACATGGATAGAACGGCCAACGTCTAACCCCGCATCACAATACCGTTATGTTTTACAGGGGGCAGCGAATAAAAGGCCATTGCCGGATAGCCGTCTTATCATCAGCGATCTTGAGATATGGCATAATGATTGCGTGTCATCTGGATACCAATATGACGCGGTAATTGATAGTGACACGACTGTCGGCGAGATTCTGGCGGAGGTTGCATCTGCAGGACGCGCCGCTCCTGCCCGACCTGATGGGCGCTGGACAGTTGTTCAAGATAAATTGCAGACCGTGCCGCGCCAGCATTTTACGCCGCGCAACACGTCAGGATTTCGCGGGGAACGCAGCTATCCTGAATTGCCACATGCTTTCCGTGTCCGGTTTCAAAACCGCGACAATGGGTGGGAAGCCGATGAGCGCATCGTATATGACGATGGCTATTCGGAATTCGGGGAGGTTCCAGGCACTGTTCCGGCGACAAAGTTTGAGACGCTGGATTTATCCGGTGTCACATCACCAGATCAGGCCTGGAAAGCCGGACGATATCACATTGCCACTGTGCGTTTACGGCCTGAGAATTATACATTTACGGCGGATGTTGAGCATATCGTCTGCACCAAGGGCGATCTGATCAAATTCAGTCATGACGTGACACTGCATGGCTTAGGCTCTGGCCGCATCAAAGCTATGGGCACATCGGGATCGAACATCACGTCGATCACGTCAGACGAAGCATTTTTTATGCAGGCGGGAAAGAATTACGGCGTTGTGATACGTCTGGCCGATGGTACGTCTTTGCAAAAGAATATCGTTACTGCGGCGGGCGAGCAAAAAACGCTTGTTTTTGTTACGCCATTTCCTGTGTCCGGCGGCTGCACGGTTGGCGATCTGTTTAGCTTTGGCGAGCGCGGATCTGAAACGGTTGATCTGATTGTCAAAAGCATTCAGCCTAGTGGCGATTTAACGGCCACGATCACCTGCGTTGATGCGGCACCACAGGTGCATCAGGCAGATACGGGCACGATACCGGCATTTAACAGTCAAGTGACGACGCCTCCCGAATTTCAAAGGCCGTCAACGCCTGTTCTGGTCACGATCCAGAGCAATGAAGATGTGATGATTGCCGGATCAAACGGGGCATTTATTCCGGCGATTGTCTTGACGCTTGAACCGCATGGCTTTCCTTTGCCACTTGTAACATCAGTGCGTATCAAGGCTTCGGCAGAAACGCAGTTTATTGCCGCATCAACGGCGCAAGCTGGAAATCAGGTGACGATCACCGGCATCGATACCAGTCAGATTTACGATATCGAGGTCACTTATAAGCAGAATTCTGGGGTCAATTCTGCAGCTTTGCTGATCAGTGCTTATCAAGTGATAGGTGCTTCGGGGCCGCCGGATGATGTTGAAAATTTCAGGGTCAATATTCTTGGCCAGACGGCTTATCTGGCGTGGGATGAGGTTAATGATATTGATCTTGCCTATTACCGCATTAAATATAGCCCTGCTTTAACAGGCGCTGCTTGGGAAAGTTCGGTTGATTTAGTGGCGCAGGTCAGTAAGACATCGACCACGATTACCGTGCCAGCAATTTCCGGCACGTACCTGATCAAAGCCGTTGATCTGGGCGGACGCGAGAGCATCAATGCGGCACTGATCATTTCAGATATTGACGTGATTACGGGGTTCAACGCCGTTCAGACAGTGACCGAAAACCCTACTTTTACAGGGGCAAAATCCGGTGTTGTCTTGAGTGGCGGCGGCTTGCAACTTGCTGGCGCGGATACAGTCGATAGCTGGGCGTCGTGGGATGATGTTGCCAATATCGATATCGGTCTTTCGGGTCTCTTGACGAATGGTACTTATTCGTTTGCTGGCACGGTGGATCTGACTGCGGTTTATACCAGTCGCTTGACGGCATCGATCACAGCTACTGGGATTGATATCAACAACACGGTCGATAGCTGGCCGCTGTGGGATTCTATTGAGAATATTGACGGTGGCATTGATCCATCGTCTTGGTCTGTGACTTTGCAACTACGCACAACGCTTGACAATCCATCTGGTTCGCCAACATGGACGGCGTGGCAGGACTTTATTGTCGGTGATTACACGGCGCGTGGCTTTGAATTCAGGCTTTTATTACGATCACTTGTCAGTGGAGTAACGCCATTCGTTGATGGGCTTTCTGTCACGGTCGATATGCCGGACAGAGTTGAGGCGCAAGACAACCTGACATCAAATGCAAGCGATAGCCCGACAACGGCGGTGACGTTTCCTGTGGCTTTCAAAGCCAAGCCCGCTGTGGCGGTCACTGCGCAGGCGATGGCAACGGGTGATTATTTAGCTATCACGAACCAGACCAGTACTGGATTTGAGATCGTTTTTAGAAACGCAGCCGGTACACGCGTGACCAGAACATTCGATTATGTCGCCAAGGGTTTTGGCGCTGAACAATAGGAGATGGTATGACACAAGCTACACCAACGATTTCATCTGGCGAAAGCGGTTCTGGCTATCGCACCAAAGATAATGACGGCAAGAAAGCGATTTTAAATCATCACAAAGGATCAACGGCGCCCAGCTATGCCGAAGCTGGCATGATCTGGCTGGATGATGCGGCAACGCCGTGGCTCTTGAAATTTTATGATGGCGCCGACTGGATCATCATGGCGGCGGTGAATGCAACGTCAAACTGGTATCAAGCCTATTTTGGCGGATCTGCACCTTTGACTTTAAACTATGCTGCGGATACGGGCGCGGCCAATGCCTATGCGGTTGCACCGAACCCGCCGATTTCTGCCTATGTTACGGGCCAGCGTGTTTATTTAAAACCAGCCAATGCTTTGACGGGTGCGGCGACTTTGGCGGTCAGTGGATTGTCAACAAAAGCGATCAAGCTGGCGAATGGGTCTGATCCATCATCGGGTGCGATGTTGACCGGCGGTATTTATTGCCTGATTTATGACGGCACAAATTTTGTTTTGACCAATCCGACCACATCATCAACTTTGCTTTTGGCGCGCGGCACGACCGTGGCGTCGGCTTCGACCGTCGATCTTGGTGCGGCGGATAGTGATTACGTTGAAATTTCCGGCACGGCCACGATCACCAGTCTGGGCACGACCGCCACACGCAATCATATCTGGGTGAAGTTTCAAGACATCTTGACGTTGACACATAATGCGACATCGCTGATTTTGCCTACGGGCGCAAATATTACAACGGCTGCGGGCGATGCTGCGGAATTTGTGCGTATCACAGCGGGGAATTGGCAATGCGTGGGTTATCAGCGTGCGAATGGACAATCGCTTGTGCCGACCATTGGCGGCCTTGGTATTGGACAGACGTGGACAAACGTCACTGGCAGCAGGTCTTTGTCTACGACTTACACAAATTCAACTGGGTTACCAATTTTCGTGGCGTTTACTGGAGTTTATGTCGACGGGTACACGAGCACGTTCCTTATCGATGGTATGGTGGTAAGTAGAGAGCAGACCTCTTTTTCTTTCGACACGGCCAGATTTTTCATGATAGTTCCCAATGGTTCCACATATCAAATTACTTCAACAAAAGCCATGGACACATGGTGGGAGTTAAGATAATGCCCGCAATTCAAATCTATCGCGTCATCACAGAAAACGGTTATACCAGGTTTTGGAACGAGGTTCGTGAAAGTAATGCTGCACCGTGAAGATGCCGTGGTCATGACACGGCCTGAATTTGAAAACATGCTGCGCGCGGCTGCAAAAGAAGGCGCCAAAGAAGCCTTGGCAAATGTCGGCCTTGCCGATGATCACGCCGGCAATGACATGCGCGATCTGCGGTCAATGCTGCAATCTTGGCGCATCGCCAAGAAAGAAGCGGTTAAAAGTGTCACGCGCCGCGTCACAGATATTGTTTTTGCTGTTTTGTTGATCGGTCTTGCGGCGAAATTTGGAATTAAACTGCTTAACAACTAAAAAAGGAGAACTACGATGGCATTACAATATTCTGTGGCTGTGCGTAATGCGCAGCTGGATTCATTTGAAACAACAATTGGCACGACGCCAATTCTGCGTATTCGCAGTGGCGCACCGCCCGCTAACTGTGCCGCCGCGCGTACGGGCACTGTTTTGGCGACGATTAACTTGCCATCTGACTGGATGGCGGCGGCCAGCGGTGGATCAAAAGCCTTATCCGGTACATGGCAAGACACATCCGCCGATGCTGCTGGCACTGCAGGTCATTTTGAAGTGATGGATAGCTCCGGCACGACATGCCATATGCAAGGAACGGTGACGGCTACCGGCGGCGGCGGTGACATGACGTTGGATAACACGAGCATCGCATCAGGACAGCAAATTAATATCACGTCTTTCACCATCACGGCTGGCAATTCATGACGATTGCGATCAATAGCGGTCACGCCACCTGGGACTGGCAAATCAGCAAATGGTTCGCCCGTGTACAAGGTATGGATATGACGTTTGATACGCTTGAAGACATGTCAACGGCGCTTTCTTTAAGCCAAGATAATATTGCTGATTTATTAGCCTACAAACAACATTGCGAGGTCATCAATGGCGGCGCTTACTGATCTTTCTGATATTATCAACCGTCTGACGGGAGGTAATAGTGGCACACCTGAAATTGTCAACGTGTATATAGACAACCGTGCGGCTGGCGCGGCTGCTACTGCGACAGTCGCTGGGCGTTTAACATCGCTTTGGCAATATCAAAAAATGCCGGGCGGCGAAGGTGCGGCTCCGACAACTTCGGCAATTCCTGTTAACGATACGCCGGGCGCATTTTTTCAAACTGATCCGGGCGGCGGGCGTGATAAATGGTTGCTGGGCGTGGTCGGTCATTCGTCGCAGGGCGGTACTTTAACTATTTATGATCGTCTTGTGCATCAAGGCGGCTTGTCCGGTACTGCGACAGGCGAACAAACGACCAATTTACCGACTACAGCATTGACGCGCTACAGCGGCACGGCTTCGGTCGGGAACTTTATCGGCATTGAAATTTACGGTCAAATCGGCACGACAGCCCGCACCATAACTGTCAACTACACAAACCAAGCGGGAACGCCAACGCGCACAACTAAAGCGATTGATATCGGCGCAACCGGACTCCGCGAAGCGCAGCGTATTTTCATTTGTCCTTTGCAAGATGGTGATACAGGGGTCAGGTCAATAGGAGGTGTCACTCTTTCAGGCACTACAGGAACGGCTGGAAACTTTGGCGTATTCATCGGACATCCCATTATTTCTATCCCCATGCCAACCGCTGGCATTGCGACGGTGCGTGACCTTATTACTGGCTTGCCAAGTGTTATGCAGGTTTTGACAGACGCATGTTTGTCGGCGTATTGGATGCCAAACGCCACGACCGCCCCGCAAATAAATTTACAGCTTTCGATGATAGAGGCATAGAATGGCCTTAACCGATTATGCAGATTATAAGTCAAAACAAGAACGCGCCCAACCTGCGCCGTTTCTAAGCGGCAATCCCGGCGCAGGCACGGCGTCGTTTGCATCGGCGTGGACGCTTGCACCTTTATCGGGGGCTGTGCCAACAACAGCCGCCGCTCTGAATAATACGACGACAGGGGCAATGCTGCGCGATACGCTTTTAAATAGCTACACGGCGGCGCGGTGGCTTTCTAAAATTGAATTTAGTTCTGCCCCTGCTACGAACTCCTTTGTCATGCTGGTTGATCGTTTGTCACATCAGGGCGGACTTGATGGTACTCTAACAGCAGCCCAGACAACCAATTTACCGACTACGGCATTGACGCGCTATACGTCCGGTGTCGGTGTTTTTGCTGCGCTGGAAATTTATACGGCGGTCGGAGGTACGGCCACGACTGCCACGCTTAGTTATACCAATCAGGCGGGAACACCGGGCAGGACGAGTAAATCTTTTGTTTTCGGCGGTTCAGGAAATAACCAGCCGCGAACGACGTTGATTGTTCCATTACAAGATGGTGATACGGGCGTGCGATCGGTTGAGAGTGTCACGCTTGCAGCAACGACAGGGACGATTGGGGCTTTTGGGGTAACTCTTTTTAAGCCGCTTTTAATTCTACCGATCATGCCATTCGCGGAAAAACAAACGGTTTATGATGCTTTCCTAGGTGGTGCATCCATTTTGAATGAAATTCAAGACGGATGTTGCTTGAATTTTATGGGGCGTCTGCCATCAAATGCGGCTAATTTTATCACGGGTGATATTTCTTTTATTGAGGGGTGATGCATGGCGACAACGCTATTTAAAATACCCTTCGACGGGGCTGCAAGCGAATTAGGGTTTATACCGCTTGAAGCTGTTATTACCACGATCAGTGGCGCGGTCTCAATCACGCAAGCTGCGCAAACTTCAAGTGCGGCGGCAGCGGCTATTGTCAAAGGCGCTTTGGCAGTCAGCCAAGGTAACCAATTTGTTGCGGCCACCGGAATGGTCGTCCTTTCGGCGGCGTTCAACCAGACGCAGGCGGGTCAGAGCACGGCTTCGATCGGTAGTGTCAAGATTTCTGGCGGAACTTCTGTCACTCAAGGCAGCCAAGTATTATCAGGCGTTGGAACGGTCAAGATCGTTGGTGGCGTGTCTGTTACCCAAGGCACACAGACGCTGGCCGCCACGGGCGGGCAGAGCACGGCGATCAACGGCGCTGCCAGCATAACGCAAGCTGCACAGACGTTAAGTGCCGCCGGCCAAGTTTTGTCTGCTATCACCGGCACACTGTCATTGACGCAAGGGGCGCAGACGCTGGTCGCGACGGCCGACGATAGTGTCTTTGAATGGCAGCGCGTCTATGAGTTTTCTGCGGTCTATGACTTTCAAAAACAGATATTGATTACTTTGCAGGATCAAGCCCCATGACATGGTACGCCCTGACACCTACACAAATAACGTCGCGGTATCACTGGAATGATCTGCCGGCGGCAGAACGTGTTGAATTAAAGCGGTTTATTCAAGATGTGCGCACGGAATTACCGCTAGCTATGTCTTCTCTTGGCGGCGTTGATCCAGGGGCATTTTTAGGGGCGGTGATTGGTGGATCTTTGGCACGCGGAACTGCGACAGTCTTTAGCGACTATGATGTGTTCTTGTTTCGGCAAAATACAACGCCTCTTTTCTCAGCGAATGATCCGCGTATTGTGCAGAATGCGATTGCCCACCTCGTGCATTATCGTCAAAGAAATTATAGCTTATCGCGTCGGGTTAATCTTCTCTGCGGTCATTTTGGCATGTTTTATAACCGCATAGATTCCCAAGATGAAATTTTTGGATATGATCTCGAGACAAATGTTTTGTATCCAAGTTTGATGGCATGCCGCGATGCCCTCATATAATTTTACCGATCTTTATCACGACAGCACGACTGTTTTGGGTACATTTGGTGATTGGGATGATAACGAAACACTTATTTTAAGCCCTTCTCAAGGATCACGTTTTTCAGATGTTCAGGTTTATGAAGGTTATCATTTAAACTATCCGCAAATTATTCCTGCCAATGCAACAATAACATCAATACGTGTTATTGCTTATTCACAGACGGGATTTACGAATGCTTTATTGCGCTGCGCTTTAAGCATGAATAAAAAATGGGATTTTGCTTATGCTCTTGTTCAGGGTGTCGATAATTTAGGCGCTCATTATATTTTTGATTTTGCGCAAGATGGGCTTATGCAGCTATTTTTGAATACGAATGGCGGTGTAGCAGCATTAAATAGCTATGGCTTTGGGTGTGCATTGTTTAGCTTTGGCCCCTCAAGTGGCGTAGTTGAGCCAGACTATATGACCGTCACAAATGTCCGTATGGAGATCGACTTTACGGCGCCAGAGACAAGAACGGGCGTGGCGAGTATCACGCAAGGCGCGCAGACACTTAATGCAGCGGGCAGTGTTGCTTTGCAAGGGCAAGGTTCCGGACAACAAAGCCAAAATCTTGCAGCCATCGGCAATGTCCAGATGTCACCGAAGGTCAGGTTTTACAGCCTGTCGGCGGTTTATGATTTTTCTGCAGCTTTCAACATCATTTTAAAACGGAGCATCTGACGGTGTACGCAACAAAGCATGACGCGATCGAAGCCCGCCGCGGCGAATATATTAAAATCGCTTTTACCATCACCGACAATGCCGGCACGCCGGTATCTTTGGCGGGGGCAGCGTTGACCTATAAGATCGGGCGGCGGCTGGGCGACGAAGCTCTGCTGGAACTGGAACTTGGCGACGGTATCAGCGTTTCTGGCAACGTGGCAACTGTTGAATTTTATACCGATGCCGTGCTGATCGATGCGGTTCCGGCGCTCGGTGACTTTATTGGACAATTGTTCGTGACCAAGGATAGCAAGACGTTGATGACGGCGGAAGGGCCGCTCGAAATCAAGGACACGGTTCACTGATGTCGGCATTCGATCAGGCTTTTAACATCGTCATCGGTCACGAAGGTGGATATAGCATTGACCCAAAAGATCGTGGCAATTGGACAGGCGGTGCAGTTGGTCAAGGTATCTTAAAGGGTACAAAATACGGCATTTCGGCTGCGGCATACCCTGACAGCGACATCAAGAATTTAAGCCTGTGGCAGGCAAAAGAAATTTATAAAAAAGATTATTGGGACCGGGTTGCGGGTGACAAGCTGCCGCCCGGCATTGCCTTCGTTTCCTTTGATGCTGCCGTGAATGCTGGCGTATCGCGCGCCATCAGATGGCTGCAGCAGGGCCTTGACGTGCCTGCAGATGGCCGTATGGGGCCGCAAACAATCCGCGCGGCCGCGGCAGTCAAAGACATTCGTCCGGTGATTGTCGAGATGCTGGCGCGCAGAGCGGAGCATAACAGAAGTACAGATGCCATTGAACTCTACGGCCTTGGCTGGTCGCGGCGGCTATTTTCCGTTGCGTTTCAGGCCATGGATTTTTAACCCCAAAGAAAGGATATCCCCATGGGACTTGAAATGATTTTCTTCCCGATTTTTTCCGTGATTTTTAACATCCAGGTCTGCGCGACAAACCCCGCAGATCCGGCCAGCGCGCTTGCGGCATTGAAGCCCGGCGCCTGCGCGATCCGCAAAGAAGAATACAAGTTCAACCGTTAAAAGGAGATAAAAACATGGATGCGATTATCGCGATGCTTGGACTGACGCCCGATCAGGCGAATGCCATTATTGCCGGTCTTGCCGCTGGTGCCTTGTTCAAAGGCGTTGATCTTTTGCTCGCCTTGCTGAAAAAGCTGGCAAAGAAGACAGACACAAAGCTGGATGATGACGTGATCGATGCGATCGCGGCCGCCGTTCATAAGAAGATCGTGAAATGATTTACGCGATCCTTGCCGTTGTTGCCTTGGGCTTGTGCGCGTTCATCGTGCGCAGGCTCATGGCGGCCGGCGGCGAAAAAGAAAAACTATCGCAAGCTGAAAGGGTTCTGGATGAAATTCATGACGCCAATGCTGCACGCCGCGCTGTTAAGCCTGATGATGCTGACAGCATGCGCAGGGACCCGTACAACCGCGACAACGGTCTGTGATGGATTCGAGCCGATAACCTATAGCGCGGCCAAGGATACGCCGGAAACGGTGATCCAGATCAGGCAGTATAATGCCGCTTGGAATGCGCTCTGCAAAAAATGAAGCGAAGTTTCCCCCGGCCCTTTCGGACCGGGGGTTCTTTCTTTTTTAGAAGGTGTGATCATGGTGCCTTTTGTTGCCGTCAATGACGGATGCCAGAATGAACACAACATCATCCCGTTGTCTTGGTGGCAGGACACAATCGAGCGTGATCTTTATTGCCGCGACTGCGGCTTCAAAACGCGCGTTGCTTTACCGCAGACCTATCCGGCGCACAGGGTTGAATGTGCGGGCTGCTGGCAGATGGGTTTTGTTATTTTTTAGCAAGCTCTAATTTATAGTCATCATAATAACGGAGCTTAATTTTTCTGCTTTTGACAGCAACTTCTTGTACACGTTCTTCTGACATTTTTAGCTCTGTTATCGCACGGTCAATTCTTACTGGATAACTGGCCGTTGAACGCAGGCGCGTTTCTTCCTCTTCTTTCTTTAGGAAGGCAACCATCTTTTTTTCATCAAAATAGAAATCTATCCGTTTCTTAATGCATCCAAAAAGCATCAATACAAGCGCAGAGAATACGCCAGAAATTATTCCTATGTTGATTTCATTGAGGTTATTTTGTGACAAAAAATCATCCATTTATGTGCTCCAGGGTACTGTTTAGGCATAACTTGCATGTGCTTTAAAACTATCCTATAAAGGCCATACATTCAAAATAGAGTCTTACGTCATAGCCTTTTAAGAGTCTTACGTTTTAAAGGGTTTTTAATTTAAGCTTCTGGTTTTGTTTGAAAAAGCGGGTGTGGCATAGTGGTTGTGCTCCAGCCTTCCAATATGTAGTAAGTCGTTGATCTATTTAAACCACATAAAACATTTCAAAAAAATCGGCCCTATATGAATCAACGGCTTAAGACGTCAGTCTTACGCGCGTTTTCTCGTTTCTGAACCGCGTTCCTGGCAACCTCAGAATCACGCGGAAGGTACTTTCTCATCATCGCCGCCACTGACCTATCCGTGTGGCCGCTGATGGCCGCAATTTCAACGTGGGAACATCCAGCCCGGGCCAGGTGCGTGATCGCTGTGTGACGCAGCTGCATGAAAATGCAATGGTCAAGACCGGCTTCTTTCCGCACGCGTACAAAATCCTGATTGAATTTCTGGCGCTCATGGCGCCCGCCTTTTTTGGCCTTCACAATCGACTGGCCAGGGACCGCCGCGGCGTCGATTCTCTCCCGAAGCTTCTTTGTCGCAGGGAATGAAACGGTTTCCCTGGTCTTGTTCTGTTTGAAATAAAACATACCGTCTTTGTAATCGTTGCCGTATTTCATCCTCAATACATCGCCCTGGCGCTGTCCTGTTTCAGCCGCCAGCAGAACAGCTGTGCCAACAAACGACATGTCCAGGGAATCGGCCTTGGCGACGATCGTGTCGATTTCATGGTCAGTCCAGATATGGACCTGCGCTTCAGGCTCTTTCATGCGCATGGCCAGAACGGGATTATTTTCTATCTCCCCCACGTCGCACGCGTACCCAAAAAGAACACGCATAAAAACGTATATTTTTTTCCGCTTCGTGGGCTGGCTGCTGAAGCGGTCCAGGAACTTGAAGGCTATTGGGCGCGTGATATAGCGCATATGCGGATGCCCGGCCGCCTTTGACCATTCGAGAAGGAAATTCGCGCAGTAATCGTAAAGGCCCTTTGTCGACGACGCCAAGGCCTTGTATCTATCGGATTGGTGATACCCGGAAAGTACGGAGGGAATCGACCCTTTCGCGTGCACCACGGCCGGCAGCCCGGTGCCGCGCTCGGCTTGCAGACGGTTAAGCAGGCCTTCAGCCTGCCGGAACATTTCCCCTACGTCGTCGCTCAGACGTGCATAGGTCGGCCAGCCTTTCGGCTTCATGTGCGGCGGTAGCTGGAAATAAAACCGCTGTGTCCCGTCCTTATTCTTTCTTGGGACGACGTATTTAGGCAGGTCCAATGGCATCGAGAGCTTTTTCAAAAGGGTTCATGGTACTTTGGTCGACCTGATCCGATAGGCCAAGGTGGCGCAAGACGTCCGACGTAATGAAAATTTGCTCTCTGGCGCGATCGATGGGCTGCGCCATTCTGCCCTGTCTAATGCGCGAGCGCAGCGTCGTCTTGCTGTAGCCAGCCAGCTTGCAAACGGTGGATGCGGGGATTCTCGGGGGTAGGGATTCTATTTTCATGATACCTCAGCAAAACTGATCTGGGATGGAAGGTCAAGGCCATGGCAAAACCATGCTGAATAAAACCAGCCGCCACCCTCGGTGCCGTTGGGTGTAATAAATTCTATCCGTCTCGGCGGCATAACAAGCTGAATGCCGTTTTCGCGATACATACGCACGCGTTCTTGCTCTCCAAGCGCAGTGATTGGCATGAGCAATGCAAAAGGCTTTCCGATCTGATAGCAGCGTTTTAACCATGCATCTTTGACCCTGTAAGGTGGATTCGTGCAAAGCATGTGGCATTTTGGCGGGGTGTTTAGTGCATCCAGAAAATCAAATCCGGTATCTATGTCAGATGCCGTTACGCTGAATCCTCTGCGCTGAAATTCTGAAACAAGACGCCCTTGTCCAGCCGCGCATTCCCAAATAGTCCAGTCTTTTGGTATGTACGGCGCGATGCACGACACGGCCAGATCGGCATCTTTGGTCTGAAAAATATCAGAACGTCCGGCGGCTTTTGGGGGCATTTGTGATTTCATTCCTTGACCTTATCAAAAATAAGAGACGGCGGCGGTACGGGCATCCAATGAGTCGGTGTCATGCTTATTCCAAGGCCGTAATCATTACCATCAAGCGATGCCGCCCAATAGTTATCCTCTGGGCCGTATAATTCGCCTTCGACGTGGGGGCCGTGGTTGACAAAATACCCCATGGTGACGTTTACCCCGTCTGATAAAAGCACATGGTCATTTCCATCCACGTTGTCCATAGGTGCAGTTTCAATGTCTTGCCACTGCTGCACCTCTGGCGCGGAAAGGGCGGCTTCGATATCATTTTGGTATTTTTCGCACCAAATAAAACATTTAACCATTATTTCAGCACTGAATTTTTCTCCGTGCTTATAAAGCAATTTGAATTCATCCAAAGCCGCCTTGCGCTGTTCTTCGGGGGTCATTTTTTCTTTCCTCCAATCCGTTAAGCAAGCCACATAAATAAGCAGAAACTTCACCTTGTGTTTTTCCCGCAGAAATCATGACCTGCCACTCGTATCCGTTGCAGTCCCAATAAACACGATAACTTTTTTGAAAAGATCGGCGCTTGAAAAAGCTGGATTTAATTTCATCTTGGAATTCTTCAACCTCATATGCATCTCGCTTATAAAATTCATTCACCATTTTCAGTAAGAAAAGTATGTCTTTATCGGTAACGCTTTTAGAAACGCCTTTTTTGTCTGATAAAACTACGCAAACCATCACTCCCCCTTCCACTTGCTGTATTCGGCGAGGGCTTTATTTGCTGCATCATATAGCTCGGTGTAGTGGTGCGACATGTGGCCTGAAAAACAATAAACGTATGCTTTTTTTGGGTATCTATGCGTTTTATTTTTTAGATGTTGTTCCGCGTCTTGCCTATTAAACCAAGGCCCTGAATGCCAACAAATATTCCCAATGCCGCCATTGCTTACGATGGCCCAGAATGGATATGCGGTACCATCATTATCGTTCTTGTGGTCATGTCGCATAAAAGCCGTTATCATCTTTTCAGCTGCTGCAAGTTTGGCCACGGCCTGATCTCTCTGCGATTTAAGGTGGTTAATAACAAGATCGTTATATGCCGATGGCATAAATTCAGGTGCCATCTTCTGATCGTCTTTGTGCACCATCACCGGATCTCCGTGCCTAGCGTAGTTTTCTGCATATGACTTAGAAAAAAGACCAGCTTCGTCACGAATACCAGTGTAGCCACGGGCTTTAGGTCTGAAATAAAGGCCATGTGATATCAAATAATATTCAGATGTTTCTGTTGTCATGTTTTGTCCTTTATCTTCAATAGTTCTTTTAAGATGATGATTAAAATTGGTCTTATGTGACTTGCTGCAAAAAACGTGGTGGTTTCTAAAAACTCGAGGGCGTGCTGCGCATCTTTAAATTTTTTATTTTTTACCGTGATCATGTCGCTGTCTTGAACCATTTTGCCGG